GTCAGCCTGGTAGCGGTCGGCGGCGGCCATCGCCTGCGTTCCAGCAAGCTGTTGGTCAGAACCATAGCGTTGCGCCCCAGCATAGGTGCTGGCGCTCCCTAGTTGTGCCATGCGTGCTTGGTCAGCCTGGTAGCGGTCGGCGGCAGCCATCGTTTGAGTTCCAGCAAGCTGTTGGTCAGAACCATAGCGTTGCGCCCCTGCATAGGTGTTAGCACTCCCTAGTTGTGCCTGTTGTGCGCGGTCAGCTTCGTAGCGGCGGGCGGCGTTGGCGTCCATCCCCTGGGCGTGGGTGAGATCAACCTGTCGACCCTGCAAAGCGAGGGCCTGGGTATCCATCGTTTTGTTGTGACCAAACTGTTGGTTCCATTGCTGCGCAGCGATGCGGTTCTGCTCTTCTAATGACAGCTGTTGCCGACCGGCCAGTGACATCCCGAACTGATCACGCTGCTGCCCCCAACCGAATTCGCCATTCCATCGGCGCTGTCCCTCGGAGAAATCGGCGTTGTACTGTTGCACGTTCTGGGCAAACTGCGCCGACTGCAAGCCAAACTCCAGACTCCAGCGATCATCTGCGTTGCCTAGTCGCCCTGGATTGAAATTGTAGTTGTACGGGATAGCCGTCGCAGGCTGGAACGGGCTGTTGGGATTAACCTGATTCGGAACAGGTGGCGTCCAGGCCGGGAGATTCCACCCGGTGCCTCCGGCTACACCTGGCGGCTGTTGGGTTGGCAACTGTTGGGTTGGCGGCTGTTGGGTTGGCGGCTGCTGCGAAAACTGTGACCCAGCTCGTTGCATCATCCCATACATATCCTGTGGCGGCGGCTGCTGGGGGCGCGGCTGGCTGATGGTGGGCGAGTCAACCTTGCTGTAATGCGTGTTCCAGCCGTTTGTCGAATCGTTGCGCATGACCAGGTTGCTTTGCGTATTTGCGGCTGCGGTCATCGCCGTTTCAGCGGTTTTGTTGTTGGTCGGGGCTTGCGCCCAACCTAGTGACTGTGCCATATCATCCTCCTTACGCGGGCGGCATCTGACCGCCACTTAGACGGCGCAACATTTCTTCGTCGGGCAATGGCCCCTGCCCGGTCATCTCCTGGAACATGCCTGGCGGCGCACCCGGTGGCAGCCCCAGCATTTCCGGCGTCATCTGCCCCGCCATCTCAGGCGGCACCCCCATCATGCCTGGCGGTTGCATCCCCGGCGGCATGGCACCCGGCGGCATAGCACCTCCATCCATCGGCATCCCACCCGGTGGCATCATCCCAGGGGGCATCATCCCAGGGGGCATCATCCCAGGGGGCATCATCCCAGGGGGAGGCGCAGCGTTGGCGGGGGCGAGGGTACCATCGGGCATGAGCATGAACCCGTTTGGCACAATGCCTGTCTCGGCGTAGCGCCTGGCGGCGTTGGCTGCGCGCTTGGCCTGCTTCTCCGCCTTCTGCTGTTGCTGGTACTGAGCATCGGCCTCGGCCACCTGTTGTAGCGGGGTGCCGAAAACAAACTCCTCCCACGATTTGGGGAACCGTTCTTGCAGCGCACGGAGCAGCCACTTGGGACGCATGGTGTCATCCTCCATGGTCTTTTCCACGGCGATGCGCACATACTCGTCGTTGGGCATGGGGTAGTTGATCACCCGATTCCAGAACGTCATGCGCGACATGAGTCCAGCCTCGACCAGTTGCTTGGCCTGGAGAATCTTCGCCATGTCGTCCATCGGGTTCTCCGGCAACAGGTGGACCATGTTTTCGTAGTTGCCGTTGATGTCGTCCGGCTTGAGCGTCACCTGGTAGGGACGAGACACGCGCTCATCAAAGCCCCAGACCGCCACGCCATCATTGCCGGCCAGCACATCAACACAGAACAGGAGCAGCTCATTGACATGCTCGATGAGGGACTCAAGGTTCTCGCGCAGGACATTGATGCGCCCCTTGGCTTGGTTGGCGAGGATGTTGACCCCATAGCCCGCTTGCACCTGCCCCGGTTCTTTGCCGTACATCACCCCTGGGAACGTGGACTGCTGGATACTGGCATCCACCGCTTGCAGCATGGTCGAGGCCAGCGGCACGTTCACATCCGGGCGAATCATGTCCATCGCCACCCCCGCGGGTAGCTGGTAGGTGCGATTCGGCCCGACCTCGATGTCGGGTAGCAGGATGTTGTTCGGGTTGCTGATGGTGATGATCGGGAGGAAGTAGTACATCAGCCCCGTGCTAATCCAACTCATGATGCGGTTCTGCAGCGGCCACATCTCCTTCAGCGGGTGCAAGATGGACATGCCCCGGTACAGCTCGTCCCCCAAGGGCGCGCTGTCGCCGCTGACCTCCACCAGGGGGATATCAATCCACTCGGTAGGCTGTGGCTCTTGGGCAAACCGGCCATCCACCGTCACCGCATACCAGACCACGCCATCAGCGGGGTTGGTGTAGTAGAACGAGACGATCTCGTACTCCTCATCATCGGCCCGGCTCCATGACTGGTTGGGGCGCTCGCTGTCCTGCCAGTCAAAGTCGGGGAAGAACTGGCGGATGCTGCCCCGGCGCATCATGGTCTTGTGGTAGGCGTACTCTGTGTAAAGCGGGCCTTGGCGGACACCCACACACAGCGGGTCAATCGCGCGCACAATCACCGGCAGGCGCCGGCCCTTGAGACGCGAGGGCAACTCGTCCTCCACCCACAGCACTTCCACCGCCGCCCGCCCGCGCACCAGCATGAACCACGCCAAGTCCTCGATGAGATTGCGGCGCGCCTGTTTGTTGAGACGTTGCCAGTATGCGGTCAGCCAGGACTCCCGGCGCGCGGCATCGTCGTCAACCTCCTGCTCGCCTGACGTGGACGGCACCTCGACGCGGGGCATGGTGGCAATCAAACGGGTAGCCAGGGCCACGATGTTGTACGGGGTCGGCATCGTCACCTGCTCGGCCTCGTTAGCGGTGATGTCCACGCTCTCTACGTCGGCGTTGCGAGTGTTGCGAGGCCGGGTCTCCGTCTCGCGCTCCAACCGCCACATCCGTTCCCACTGTGCAGCCTCCAGCCGGTAGCTGGTGCGCTCGCCATCGGTCTCGGATACACGGCGGTTGATGTCGTCAATTGTCAGCTTCATAGAGATCGGCTTTCATTCTTTCAAGGAATTGGCGGGCCTCATTGCGTATTTGCTCGGCGGTACGGCGACTGCTCACACCCAGGACACGGCACCCATGCGCATCGGCGTAGGCCTGTTGAAGCACCGCCACCGCCAGCGCCATCCATGGGTCGTAGGCCGTAGACTTGCGGCGTGACATCATGCCTCGCTTGACCATCGTCAGCACACGCACCGCCATGATCACCCTCGCCGTGACACTCGAAACGTGGCGACGTGGCGGGCTGCGTGCCACGCCAACGCCAGGCTCATCACACAGTCATCGTGCATCCCCGATGGCGCCTCATAGCGCAGGCCGGTCAACAACGGTGTGGCCTTGAACGCTTGCAACTCTGCTACCAACACATCGTGCGGGATGATGCGGATGTCGGACTGCTCAAAGGCGACGATGAGGGAGTCAATGATGGCGGCCTTGCTCTGGTTGGTGGTGCGGAACTCCACGATGGGCAGCGCCGACCGTCGCAGTAATTCGATGAGCGCCTCGTTGCTGTTGGTCTCGACCACAATCTGACGGCAGCGGAAGCGGGCGTGCAGCGCCTTGAGTCGCTCTAGCTGGATGAGGTAGTCCACATGATTGCTGCGGTCAACGTGGACACACTCACGCGTCGTCTGGTCAATGACCGTGAACACCGAGTAATCCTCCCACTTCCCCCAGTCCACGCCGATGACGTACTCATGGCCGGACTGTGCCTGCTGCTGGGGTGTGGCGATGGCGCAGGCCTGCACGTTGCGGAACAATGCCCCGTCGTCCACGATCTCTGCGAGGTACTCTTGGCGGAACAGGCGGTCAGGTACGCTTAGGCGGATTTCGTCCAGCCGGTCATGCCGGATGAACGGGTTGTCGTAACTGGTGGCCTTGACCTGCAACCAGCCGGGTCGATCTGCTGCGGCGTGCCACAGACCGGCGCCCCAATTCCAGCCCTTGGGGACTCCCGAAAATGCCGCCCACCCGCCGAGGTCAACCAACGTACCCTCCACATACTCAGTCCAGACGCGCTCATCCATCAGGGTGAACTCATCCAGCACCGCCCCGCAGATACCCTCACCAGCCAGCGAGGATGGATTGTCCGCCGTGCGGAACCAGATTTCGCACAGGCCGGGGATGATGATCTCGTAGCGGCTGTTGTTGATGAGGTGCCTCTCGTCCAGACCCATCGCCCGGTACACCTGCCTCGCTATCGCCGTCATCTCCCGCCACGCCCGTTTCAGCGAGGCCGACCGCCACGACAGACCCACCCACCAGTAGAGGCCGGGCTTGGTCGTTGCCTGCCACAGGATGCGCTGGACGTACGCGTCCGTCTTACCAAAACGCCGGCCGCACATGGCGACCACGCTGCCCGGATGCTCAACCATCGCCTGCTGCTTCGGACCGTGCGGCGCCTTGAGGTCTACCAGTTGTTGCATCGGCTGCTCTCACCCAGCGGAAGGCCACCGCCAACGGCTCGTCCGCGTCGCCGCTAATCTGCACGTTGTCGGTCGGCTTGCCATAGGCATAGGCGAAGATGAGCTTGATTGCCTCCAGGTCGCCATCCTCGGCCAACCCGTAGAGCGTGCGCCACAGTCGGCGCAGCTTGACCGGGCCAACCGTTTTGTCGAGCGCGTCTCTCAGTGCCGCCTTAGCCGGCGATGGTCTGCCACCTGGATTACCAGACTGACCCGGCGCGAATCGTGCCATTGCTCAGGACCTCAGAACAGGAAAATCTGACCACATCCTAACACCCAGGCGAGGCACCGCAACACGGGAAGGTGGCGCCCCCGCGCAATCAAAAGCCCCAGGCCTGGCAGCCTGGGGCTTTCGTGTTACTGGATGGCGAGGTAGGCTTTGCGGAGGAGGTCTGCGTAGACCTCGATGTTTCCCGGCCCGTTGTAGAGCCGGGCGATGGTACGCCAGTCCTTGCGCCTGATGGCATCCAACATCCCGTCCGTGTTGAGGAGGAACGACATGAACGCCAACGTCTGCTCCTGCTCCCCGCCGCGCGTGAATCCATCGAACATGGACTGGACGGTGGAGTAGCCGGCGGTTGCGTAGTTGAACCCCATGATCTGCGGGGCGCCCATGCTGATGGACAGCATCGCAGCGCGTTGGTTGTGTGATGCGGCGAACTCGAAGGCGGCCCACTCGTCGGCCTGCTGGCCTGTGTGGACAGGGCGCCACGGGGCGTTTGGCTGCTCGCGCCAGTGTTGCTCCATCCACGGCTTGGCGGCGTCGTGCTTGAAGTGCAGAACGAAAAAGCCGGGGTCCGCATAGCGGCCAAAGATGTGCGCCTCGAAACGGATGAGCAGGCGCTTATCATCCCCGAACGCGCGGCCGCCCGACTCCACGCGCAGGATCGCAGACAGCACCTTGGGCGAGACCTTGCCGGGGCTGGGCTGCGCGGGCGGGACACTTGGCGGCGGTGGTTGAGGCACCGGGATCGGGGCGTTGGGCTGTGGCTTCGGGGCAGCGCGCACATGGCGCCGCCCGATCTCCACCAACTGCGGGTGCAGCGGCGTACTGTCAAACGTGCGCCAGCGCCGGTCGGCAAAGTCGGTCATGTACCAGCGCACCGCCACCACGTCATCACGCACCTGACCCAAATACCAGTCCGTGTCGGCCAACATTTGCTCCGGCGAGACACGGCCCATCCAGCCATGATGATCAGCCATCACGCCGTTGAGGATTTCCTCCAGCCCGTACTCGCCAATCTTGTAGCGCGGCCCGCGCGGTGCCCAGTGATGGCGGGTGATGTGCCAGGGATAAGTGTCCGGGTGACGGATGCCCAGGCTGTTGCGATACTCATGCACCGTCGCATAGCTGCCCGTCTTTTCCAGCGCCTCCAGCGCCTCCAGCAGCAGACGCCAGTCCGACTGACCGTTGAACAGATGCGCCGGATGGCCCGTGGACAGGTTCAGCCCATCCACCTTGCAGCCAAAGTTCCACGCCAGCTTTGCGCCCACCACCGTCGTGCGGTTGATCTGCGCCATGAGCGTGTTGGTGTCCGGCTCATTGGTCAGGTGCATCACCAACTGCTCGCGGTCGGGCCAGGGCAGCCCTCGGCGTTTCGCCTCATCTTCCCAGCCGCGAATCAACTCCGCATACTGCTCCACCTGCCAGGCGGCCAGCCCTTCAGGGTCATCGCGCAACCGGCCATAGATGCCATCGGGATTCTGCTCCGTGCGCGCGTCGTCCCAATCCCAGCGCCGGATCGTGATCTCGCTATCGGGCGAGGCCACATGCGCATCGCTCACCTGCTGGATGTCCGGGTCAAGCAGGAGGATGTCATACGGCTTGAGCTGCGTCACATACTCAAGCCAGGCGTTGCTGTGGGTAGGCTTGGCGAATACGCTCAGTAGGCTGAGGCTCATTCGTCGCTCCGCTTGGCGGCGAGGTAGCGGGCGGCATCCTCCCCGGCAATCGCCAGCACCAGCGCGCTGACGATGGTCGTGATGGCATTCGCCAGCGTTTCGGGATCAATCTCCACGCCCAGGGCGTAGAGCGTCACGACGGAGATGACGCCAGACATAGATAGCCAAAACTTGCGGCTGTTCAGCAGTTTCACATACCACGGCATATTCATGTCTCTACCCTCCTGCCAAAATGGCGAACAGTTTGCGCAATTCGGGCCACGCCTGTAGCCCACCAAACACAGCGGTTGCACCCAGGAGCGCCGTGCCTACCCGCAAGGTGAGTTGCACGTCACGCTGCCAGGTGACAACCTTCTCCAACACGCTTTCGATCTTTGCCAACCTGTCCACCAAGCCAAACAAATGCATGGCGTCACTCCCGTACAGAGTGAGGGCGATGTTGGCAAGTTGCTTGTCATGGTCGTCCAGTCGAGCGCTATTACGAGTTTCGTCCGGGATCACATTGCCCCCCCCCTGCTACACACGGCTTTGTGACCACAGTATCACGATCCTGCTTGACCGCAACACGAAAACCACCGCCGCCGAATCGCCCAGGGGTGAGGTTCGGCGGCGGCGGCGGATGCGTTGCAGCGCATGAACGGAGCTAGAGCGTCACCTCGTCAAAGAGGCCGGGGCGGGCGGGTTCGGTGCTGGGCGGGGTCAGGATGTCCAGGGCAGCGGAGGCGCGGTCGATCTCGGCGAGTTTGGCGGTCAAAGTGTCGGGTTTGTGGGCAAAGACGCGTTCGCGCATGGCGCGCTCACGGTTGAGCGTGGTGCGGATGATGGCGGCGGCTTCTTGGGGTGTCATGGGGTCTCCTAGTTCCAGCAGATGGAGTCAAGGTCAGGCACGGGCGATTCGGGCTGCGTCTGATAGACGCGCAGGATGCGGGATTTAAGCGCCTCCTTCATGGCTTCATTCTCGCGGGCCAACTCTGCCAGGGCGGTACGCTGGGCATCAACCACCGCCTGGTGCTGGTAGATGAGGTAAGTTGCCTCATCGTTGGTCTCTGTGAGGTCGGCCACCACCTCCGGCAGATCACTTAGCTGCTGCATATTGCGCTCCTTTGCCGTTGACATTCGTAGACGCTGGCCGATTCTCGACCGCGTACAAACCCTCCTCATCCGTGCCGACGCTGCGCTCCAGCATGGGGGCCGTTCGCTGATCCTCGACCTCCACCATGCGCGCCACGGCCTCGATGTACTCGTCCTCGGTGGCGGGGTCTGCGATTTCGATCTGCATGTCAAACGCCTGCTTGATGGCGTTGGCCTCCGCGCGCTTCTCGGCCACTTGCTGGGCGGTCCAGGTGTTGGGGATGTTGTCCGCCATCCACTCCGTTTTCTTCTTGCTCCACTTTGCCCGCCGGCGGTAGAACCCCATCGCTACGACCGGCTGATACGGGATGCCGATCTGCTGGCACTCGCGCGCCACGTCCAGCCGCCACAGCGTGCAGCGCACGCCGATGTCGTCAGGGTCATAGTCGCCGCGCCGCTGCTGCTGCACCTCGTCCGGCGACATGACATCAAAGCGCGTCATATAGTTGGCCTGGCGGCGGGCCATCACGCGCAGCCCCTTAATGCCGACGTGGGGGCGGTACTGCCTGATCCACTGGCCGTCCACCTCCACGGCGCCCATGTCCATGATCATGATCTCCCCGTTGAACGGGTTGAGATGATGGGCGACCGCGAGCTGCGCGGCGGCCCACACCACATCGTCGGGGACATCGGGGGGGAGCTGCATCATGCTGGCCATGCGTAGCTTGACAGCCTTGATTTCGTCTCGCCCGCCCAAGTGGGTACGGGGTAGCGGCTGGATTGCGTTTGTCATTAGTCCCTCCTGAATTTGCGTGTCTGCTCGTAGTTGTCGAAGCGCACCCCAGCGACGGGGTTGCGCACCTTTGCCCACCACACCACCTGCGGAGTGACGTAGCGCGGCGCATACTCTCCCGGCCCCGTCCAGTAGACGGCAAAGACGGGGGGCGGGCTACTGAACGCAGGCTGGCTCATAGCTAACTCCCTGCTTGGTGCAATCGTCCTCGCGTTCATGCAACTCCTCCCACTCCTTCTCCGCTGCCTCCAAGAAGCCAATCCGTTCGTCCTCGTTGATGCAGTACGCCATCGGCAAGCGCCGGTAATACTTGCGCCCACCCTCTTGCCTGGCACGCTCTGGGTCTGGTACAATCTTCATTGTCGTCTCCTTTGTGATGATGTGATGTTGGGCTGGAGGTTCCCCGTTGGTGTCGCAAGCACCGGCGGGGATTCTTTTTGGTCGTCCTTCCTGCTTGCCAGTATATCACAGTTTACCGTGAATAGAACCCCCCAAACTTTAGTTTCATACCTTAAATTTTCGCGCCCGACCCCAAAAACGGGTTGCTGCCGCCATTTTGGGGGGGGACGATTCACAGAAAACTGTGCTAGAATATGGTCATGCAGACGAAAGGAGCGGCGAATGAAACTACGAATTGATGGGGAGCGCGTTCACGCGCTGATGCGGGAGAAGGGGATTCGCAGCGTGCAGGAGTTGGCCGCCATGAGTGGCGTCCATGCCAACACGCTGACGCCGGTACTGCGCGGTGGCGGCTGGTCGGCAAGGACTGCCGAGCGTTTGGCGGCGGCGCTAGGGTGCAACCCGATTGACCTGCTGGTCAGCGAGGGATACCCGGAACCTTTCTGGAAGATGAACCAGCGGATCGCAGAACTACTGAAGGAGGCAGCACGATGAAAGAAGTTATTGACGACTACGTTGATGCTCTTGAGGAAGTGGGCGAACCTATTGCGGCTGCGCTGCTTGTCCTGGCGGCGGCGGTGGCAGCCAACGCCGCGGCGACCAGGGAAATCGCAGGCGGCGGGCGCGAGATGGGCGGGCTAGAGGCTTTGGCCGTCGCCATCGCCGGGCGCGGGCTGGCACAGCCACTCGGTGAGGCAGTCATCATTGCCGGATCGAGCATTGGCGATGCGATCTTGGCGCCCCACCTGGAGGGATAAATGACCGAGAAAACGCAAGACGCCATCATCCTAGGCGCCGTCGCCCTGCTGCTGTGGGGGTGGTGCATCCCCACAGTGGCAATCTGGGCGTTAGGAGGATGACATGAGCATCAAAGTCATGGCGGCCATCTGGGACAGCGCCGACGCCAGCGGGAGCGAACTGCTTGTGTTGCTGGCCCTTGCGGACTTCGCCAACGACGACGGCGGCAGCATCTATCCATCCATCGCCACCGTCGCCAAGAAAGCGCGCCTGTCCGCAGACCAGGCGCGCCGCATCATCCATAAGCTGATCAAACAGGGCAAGGTCGAGTTGGTGCAGGCTGGTGGTTGGGATAGTCAGCGCAACCGCCCCAACCAGTATCGCATCAACCTTGAACGTGCTTGCATCCTGCCAGGGGGGGTACTCCCAGCGCGGGAGGGGGGTACTCGCACCATGCAAGTACCGTACTCGCATGGCGAGGGGGGGGGTACTCGCACCGATGCGAGTACCGTACTCGCGCCGACGCGAGCCGATCCGTCATCTGATCCGTCCTCTGATCCGCCAATGAAAAAGAAAGATGATGAGGAGAAGGCGCGCGCCCGCCAACGAGTCATTGAGGCTTGGTACCAGAACATCCCTGGAACCCTGTCGCCCATCCTTTCGGACAACCTGCACGACCTCATTGACGAGTGCGGCCCCGACGCCGTGATTGCCGGCATCACCGCCAGCGTCATAGCCAACGCACGCAACTTCAAGTACATCGCAACCTGCGCGCGCAACCACGCGGCGGCCAAGACCCATGACCCGCGGCGACAATCCAACAGCGCACCCGCCCCCGCACGACGGCAGTCCCAAGGCACCGAGGCGGTGGACGCCTTTTTTGCAAAGCTAGAGAAAGGAGATGTGCAGCTATGAACTCTATCGCCGCCATCCTGCGCCAGTTGTTCGAGGCATATCCCAACAACCGGGCCACCGAGGGGACGGTCGCCATGTACGTCAAACTGCTGCGCGACATCCCCGTGGAGGAGTTGCAGGTCGTCACAGACCAGGCGATCAGCGAGTGTACCTTTCTGCCCACCGTGGCGGAGCTGCGCCAGCGCTGGTATCGCCTGACCCAGCCGCAGCACCAGCTAACCGCCGACGCCGCCTGGGGCATGGTCACCGCGGAGATTCGGCGCGTGGGCGCTTGGGGCAGCCCGACATTCGACAGTCCCATCGTCGCCCGCATTGTCGCCAACATGGGGTGGCGCGACCTATGCGCCAGCGAGAACGGCATGGCCGACCGCGCGCACTTCATGCGCATGTTCGAGCAAGCCCAAGAGCGAGACCTCGCCAACCGGCGCCTGCTACCGCAGTCCGTCAATCTCCTCGAGGCCAAGGGCGGCACCGTGGAGCATGTGGGCAACGTGATCAAGCGCCTGATGGGAGGCCCCAAGTGAGCGTCAAGTTAATCAGCGTCACGCCGAACCCGGAGCAGACGATGGCGTACATCGCCCGCGTCTCCAACCCCAACAACCAGGACAACCCCGACTACGCCAAGCTGCTGGCCTACTGCCTCAAGCACGGACACTGGTCAGTGTTTGAGCATTCGTACCTCACCGTCGAGATAACTACATCGCTGGCTATCGCGACACAGATACTCCGCCACAGGAGCTTCACATTCCAACAGCTATCACGCCGCTACAACGGCGATGCGCCTACCTTTGATCCGATCACCCTACGGCGACAGGCAGAGAAGAACCGCCAAAGCAGCACCGACCCCATCAAGAACCCAGACCTGGACGAACTGATCCAACGTTATTTAGTGGCGGCGGCACGGGTCTACGAGAGACTGCTGGCCGAGGGAGTTGCGCGCGAGTGCGCACGCATGGTCCTGCCCCAAGCCACGCGCACGACCCTGTACATGACGGGAAGTTGCCGGTCGTGGATTCACTACATCCAACTACGCACCCAGCCCGACACCCAGGCGGAACACCGCCAGGTGGCCCTGGCCGTGCAGGACATCTTCATCCAATGCTATCCCACCGTAGCCAAAGCCATGCAGGAGGAGTGAGTCATGCCGAAAATGCTGAAGCCGGTAATCTTACAGATCAAGGGGTTGATTGACCTGGTGAAAGAAAACCGGGCCATCCTGGAACCCTACTTCCCCACACCCGACCGCCTGGACTGCCTCCGATTCGCAGCCACCGAGGCCGCCGAAGCGCTGGACGCAGAGATGCGCCAGAATCTCGGCTACGCGCGCAACCACGAGAAGCACTCCACGGTGACGGAGGAGTTGGCCGACTGCGCCATGATGTTGGCGTCGGCTTTGCCTAGCTCGCGCTCGCCCGAAACAGCGCACAACGTTAATTTGGAAACATGGAGCGGGGTTGAGCAGTTGGTTGCGGTGATTTCCTACCAAGCGTGGGATCAATGCCGCAGCCGAGAGAAGCCGTGGCTTGCGCCAACCGACATGGAGCTTTGGGGAACGATCTTCTACATCTCCACCCACCCGGACATCAAGACCGTGGACGCCCTGACCCAATTGGTCAAGGCCCGCATGGAACGCATCAAAGAAAAACACCTGCCACACTTGCGATTCCAACTGCCCGTGGTAGGCTAGACACAGGAGAAATACAACATGGGATCACCAGTCGAACCACTCACAAACAGGTCGTACAGAACAAGCGCAGTCGTCACGCGCCCCAACGACACAACGCAGTATGCCGCAGGGGATGTAGTCAGCGCCGCCGTTGGCGCCGCCATCACCTTTGCCGATGCGTCACGATTCCCCAGCGGCCACATTGGGCGGGGCGGGACAATCGTCGGCGCAACCATCGTGGACAGCGCAAACCAGGGCACCGGCGCGGATTTCCGCCTCTACCTGTTTACCAGCCCGCCCACGGTCGCCAACGACAACGCGCCGTTTGCGCCCACGGATGCGCAGCTTAACGACTGCGTGGCGGTGCTTACCCTGACTGCGGCCAGCCATAGCTTTGTAGTCAACACGGCTTCTGGAGCAGCTGGCAACCGTATTTACGAACTGTCGGCACAGGCCCGTCCGTTCTACCTGCCCGACGCGTCTACGTCCCTGTATGGTGTCCTCACTGTGACAAACGCCTACACGCCTGTGGCGCAGGAAACGTTCACGATTACACTAGGCATTGTGCGCGACTAGCGGCGCCTACGCCCGCCCCAACGATTGACCCGCCAGGGCCGCGCGCAGCGTTTGTTCTCGCAGCGCGCGGCCTATGAGTCGAGCTTCCCATAGCTCTACCACCTCAGCAATACGAACTCCCTGCACCACCGATCCGCGGTAACGCCCCACGTTGCGATCGTCTTTCAGTATGGCTTCGGGTTTGGCGTGCCAGTAGTCGCCCTGCACCTGCCACACCATAGCCGCCCCACTCATCACAACAAAATCCGGCAACAGCCCACCGCTACGACTGCGACCACCATAGACGGCTGCCTGATAGAGGAACGGGATATTATGGCGCGTCAGCCAGTCGTAGCAGACAAACTCCGGGAGCGATCCAACGGGGTACTGAGCGCGCAATTTGGCGCAGCGTTGGGCCAGACTGCGATCGTCCAACGCACGCGCCCATAGCTCCACCAGGTCATCACCAGCCGACGGCTTGGGCAGTTCCGGCAACCTGGGTATCTGCGTGGGTTTGGCTGCACCCTTCAGACCAGGCAGACGGCGCAGCGCTTTAAGCGGAGACTGCACCGCCTTGCTCCTCCACTGTCACCTGCACAATGCCGTCACTCTCCGTTGTCCCGCCGACGACCTCTACCCGGCTGGGGAAAAAACCTGCCTCCTCCACCTTCACTTCGTAATTCTGCCCGGTCAAGTCGCGGAACGCCACCGGCGCCGCCGCCTTTGCCAGGGCGCGCAGATGGGCGATCTGCTGTGTACGGGTGTAGGGATTGGGCGCGCCGTCCAACATCTGCTGGGGTTGCTCGGTGTCACCGCTAATCAAGATCGGGAACGACCAGCGCCAAGTGTCGTTGAGCATGATCTGATATTTTAGGCGCACATTTTCGACGGCGACGGGCTGTGAACTGCGCGTCTTGACCCACAACCCAATCTTGATACGGTGCGAGGGTTGGCGGTTGGCGCCCGTGAAGCGAATCTGCCCAACGGATTCCCCTAGCGCCGTCGTGCCTAACAGCGTCCAGCCCGTGCGGTCGGCAGCGTTGGCGCCCTCAAACCACACATAAACACTTACGCTATCTGACGGCTGGATCAACTCGTCGTCAAGGGAGATGGTGACAGACTCCCAATCTTTCAACACCTCCCGCGTGCCGCCCCAGAACCAATCAGTTTCCAGCCATGCCTCCGACGAAAAGAGGGGGGCGGGCGTAGCCTGAACGGGATTCTCGCCGGTCAGCGGCGTCTGCAAGTGAAAGACGGTTTTGTCGGTGAGGATCACGAGCATACCGTCCCCACGGTCAACAACAATGCTGCGCACCTGGTGGCCTGGCAAATGCGCAACCATCCCCCACCCCAAGCCATCCCACCCCACCACATACGACGCCATGCCTACCAACAGCATGTGATCGGTAGACGACAGGGCAGTGATGTCCGCGCGCAACTCCCCTTTCATTCCAGGCTTTAGCCCAGGCGACACATCAATCAATCGGCCATCCGTGGTGTAGCGGAACAGCTTGTTGCTCATAGAAACATACAGTGACTCTTGCCACGTCACCGCACGCACAGTCCCCACGGCGCGCACCGGCCATTGCACCAGACCCGTAACGATGTCCCCTGGCGCAAACCACCACAACGCCTCAGCCGTAATGACGTAGGTGTTCTCGCCCAACGTGGCGATGGCCTCGATGGGGTACGCCGCGCCCACGGTGAACCATTCGGACTCACCGGCCCCGCGGCTGCCCAGGGCAATGTTGGTGCGATAGAAAACAGTCGAGTAGCAGAACTTGTTTTGCAGACAGCGGAAATAATAGCCGCTGGCGTAAGCAATGTAGTCTGCATGTACATTGAGGGAGTAGCCCACCTCCTCATCCACCGGCATCATTACGATGGAGTTGGGCATGTAGGCATCATGTGTCAGGTCTGTAACCTCATAGCTTGCGCGGTTGCAGATATAGATCACGTCGTCATACTGTCCGGGGCTGTACTCGTAGGACTCACGGACAATGCTTTGGCTCACGGTGTGGTCTGCTGGCCGCGGGTAGGCAGGCTTGGTGTTGGGAAAGCCCGTCCAGGCGAAGTCAGGCAGATTGGACACCACGCGCCGATACAACCTGGTCACGCGGTCGAACTTGTAGGCAACGTTTTCGCCAAAGAGGATGTTAAACGACTTCAATGATGGCGGCGCTGCCAGGTAGTTTTGCAGGTTGCGAATGCCCGCGGTGACACCGTAACCCAGCACGCTAGTCGTGCGCACGTTGATTAGATCAGGATTGGTGGCGAAATTTGTGGAGCGCGCTTGCGCCAGATGTTCGATATGGCTGGTCATCTTGTGGGCGGCAAAGCCTCCCAAGAGCTTGGTCGGGGACGTTCCCATGACCATGTACCATAGGGGCCACTGGTCGTTGGCCCACGTCGCCCATGCGCCGTCGAAAAGTCTTGGCTTGTGGGGCGCATCTCCCGTGGTCTGAACTACAAACAGCGGCAAGCGCACGCTCCCCTGGGTCGGCTCGATTTCGATGTAGTGCTCGTTGGCAGGCACACTGCCGGCAACGGCGCCCAGCGCCAACCACCGGGGCAGCGACATTGTCTCCGGCGTGCCAGCTTGCACCACGTCATGCGACAACTGTGTCAGGGTCAACGTGACGGCATTGTACAGACTGACCTTCAGTTTCACCACACCATCGCTGAGCGCGGCATAGAGCATACACAAACTGTAAGCACTCGCGGCGGCATTGGTCGGGCGCAGGCGAATCTTTGTGTATGTCCGGCCCACGCCGACTTCCAGGCTAATCAACCCGCCGCTATCGGTGGCGCGCAGAAATTCGTCTACTGCCTGATCAACATGAAAAACGTGCGGACTATATGGCAAGGCAAGCGGGAGCAGGCTCCCAGGGTAGCGCGCGTCAGCCTCGGCATAACGATAGCCGCCAGAGGCGACGTCGCGCACACCCAACCCCTGTGTGAAGTCGCTTAGAAGAAGCGCATCCCACGAGTCCAGCGACCGAAACTCGTTTGTGCCTTGCGTACCAGGGAGGGCCATCTGGTTACCAAGCATCTGGCGATACTGACGCGTGTCGGCCAGCATGTACTCCCGACCATCCAAAGCCACATGACCAACTGGCATACGCGCTACGCCCCCGCATCTTCCGGCTGCACAAATTGAACTGCCTTGCGCGCCTCGCGCACCCGCGCCCTCTCCACCTCCGCAGCCCCCGCTGCCGCCTGTTCAGCAGCCACAGTCTGCACATGATTTCCAAGATGGCGCACAAACCAGCGCAATTTGCGCCGCTGTGTTTCGCCCACTGGCCCGCGATATGCTGCCAGATATTCATTTACCAGCGCCGTCGCCGTCTCGTCGGGCATTTCGACATCGGCCACCAACTCGCCAATAGCCATGCTCAGCCTTGCCATCTTCTTATCTCCCCTACGCCACGCTCGCGGTAACAGTCACGTCATTCGCCGAAAACACTCGCAGCAGCATCCCCGTGCGCACCAGATTCGCACTCCCCACCACCGTGTACCGCACGCCAGCGTTGATGGCCGTCGGCCCCGTCACGGTCACCGCGTTGATGTCTGTCACCCGGCGCGTGTTCACGCCGATGGTCGCGTTCGTGCTGGCGTTCAATCGCGTGGAGAATGTCACGTCGTCCACCCACAGCGCGCGCACCGTCGTGCCGTCGCTATTGTTGTAAAACGTCCCGATCACCTCCATGTACACCGGCTGGCGTGGGAACGTGCCGCCGACAATATCCACGGTCAGCGTTTGCGTCGTAATGTTCCCAGGCTGAATCGAAAACTCCTGGTAGCCACTCATGGTGCGCGCCGCCGGGATGCTCGTGCCATACGACACCCAGCTACGGTGACGCGCTACATCGCCGCTATCCAGCAGGTCGAACACCGGCACGCTTGGCGACGCCGCCGCCTTTGCCCGCAGCGCAACCACGGCAGCCGCATTCGCCACCGTCAATAGCTGCGCTGAACTGCTGGGGGCGGCATTGATCCCAACCAACGCGTTGATGCGTTGGTTGGCCGTAAAGATGTTGGCAAACGCAAGGAGCGCAAGTCGCCCGATGTCGAGTTTGCGATCCTTGTCCGTAGCTCCGGCGCTCACATCTACCGACCACAGCCAGTCCCCCGGCACTGGGTCTGTACACTCGTTGAACTGATCAATGTAGTTAGGCATTAGACAATCCTCAGCCGCGGCCCGCGCGCGGCGTGGCGCAGCCAGAACTGATCGGCGCGACCCTGGAAATAGTTCATGTAACGCTCATGGTGGGCCTTTTCGGTGTCGGCTGCATCGGTCAGATACATGGCGTGCAGTAGCGCGCGCACCTGGTCATACAACTGCACATAGAGAACACGGTCAGGGGCGGCAACACCCCAATGCACCGTAACTCCGTTGTTGTGTGTGGCTGCCGTCGTCTCATACTGGCCGCGCGCCAGGTTCAGTAGCGTGACGCTTGATGCGGCGCGATTCACGCCGCTGTATGCCATCCACTCGCCATCCACCTTAATCCAACCGCACGGCTCCACATCGGCGTTGGTCGTGACGGCAACAGTATCAGATGTGGCGGTCATGCTGCCCGATGTGGTGGCAATGCTGCTAGGCACCGGCCCGTTGGCGCGCTCGTGTACAACATGCAGCGTTCCGGCGTAGGCGCCATAGATGTGGATGGAGCGCAGGCCTGTCGCATCTGGGTGTATATCCCACATGGTAAGCTCGGCCCAGCGTTCGCCGCCCGTGTTCAGATTTTGCAGGTACTTGACTTTGCCCACATAGGCAGGCAACGGCACGATGTCATGCCCCCCGGATATCGTGGTCTGATAAACGTGCAGGGTCGTGACGCGGTTGTGCCAGTGGGTCAATGCCTCGTTGATGGCGCCGTAGATTTCGGCATCACTCCACCGTTTGGTGGCGCCGGTATCGCGCATTTGGGTGCGCAAGCCGCCGAGCAGCTCGGTTTGGGTGACTAGAGTTAGGTGCATGGAGGTGTTCTTTTGCAAAACGGGGCGGGCCGTGCAGCCCGCCCCATCCTTGTCGCACAGGCATCTCTCTACTTGCCGTAATAGAAGATGCGCGCCATCAACGCGGCGGTGGCGGCAATGGGGGTGAAGTCGCTATTGCCCGTCACGGTGATGACCGGAGCTTTGGCCGCGGCGTGATAGGCCGTGCCACTCACCGCGCCCACATCCACCAGGTTCACAGTCGAAAAGACGCTTGGCGTCCCGGTGTTGTAGCGATCAACGTCCGAACCATCGCCAATGGTGATGACTGCACTGGTGTTGCCACTCCACGCCACCACATCTACAACCTGGCTGTAACGCACGGTGGCGTGGATGGGGATTTGTTCCGCAAAGGTGTACGTTCCGCTGGCGCCGCCGCCATCAACGAAGTCGGCTTTGGTCAGGCGCGCAGCGATGACTCCATGCACGAGCGCCCAATCCCCACTTTGGTGGTCATCCGCCAGCTTCATGTACTTCTCGACCTGCTTGCCGTTGCGCCGCCAGTATTCTGTACCCACGGGCATGTTGGCAAACAGGGAGACCGCTCCATCGGGCGCGGCACTCCCCCAGAACAGGGTAGGGGCCGCTCCCTCAATCGGATGATGGTACACCCGCGGTTGAGTTGGGATTAGCATGATGGCCTCCTTAGGTGGCCTTGTGCCGGATCACGCGGTGGCTTTTGGTGCCATTGCGCACGATAAAGGTGTATTCCCCCAGCACAGACTTGGCGGAATAGTCGCCATTGACGAACCAGTCCGTCACCTCAAACGGGCGAACCGTGGCCCACCCCAACTTCTCGGAGTCCAGGACATACATGGTGTCTGCCGGGCACATCCAGTCAATCAGGATTTCAACGTTCTCCACAACCGGGGTGTCAATGTAGCGGATGGTACTCCCCCCGCGCTGTTCCGACCGTTCCGTGCGCACCAACTCCTCGTAAAGGCCGTTGATGACTTCCGCCCCCCAAGAACTACAAAGGATGAGATCGGGCATTCCGCCATTATCATAAACTTCACGTAGCGCCTTGTGGATGGTGTCACGGCTTAGGGCCGTGGTCGTGGCTCCCAGGGAGTTGGTGATGTACGTCGGCACACCGCCCATCATGCCGCGTGCGCTGGCCGACGGCTGCTGACGCAGGCCGGAATAGAACGTCTGGGCCAAGCGCAAGGTCAGCGCGCCTGCGCGTCCCTTGCCGCCCACGTTCTCGCTGCCGCCGATCAGCTTACCCAGGTGGTAGGCCATCGTGTCGTCTACCCCGTAGTCCTTTGCGATCTGCTGGTCTTTGGCGACTTGGATCGACTCCTCCAGGATTTGGGTGTAGTTGTACACGATGTTCATGTTGGTCGTGTGACCAACATGGAAATCTTCCATCGTCTTTTTGGCGATGGTTAGAATCGTCACGGTGTCGCCGCTGGTATGAGTAGCGGCGGTCGAACCGCCAGCGCCGCGGGCGATGGTCAATGTGTTGCCCGACACACCCTCGACGGTCAACACTTCATTGTTGATTTTGATGACATGCCCGGTGTGAAAGAGCGTGCCATCCGCCACCGTACAGGTGGCCGTGTCAACAGCGCTGATGTTGGCGCTTAGGGTGGTCTTGGTGGCCGACATCGAATCGTCCATCCACTCCACCTTTTTCGTGCCACCCGGCGGCCAGTTCTCAAACTTCATCCGATCTTCCATGTTCAGACCAAAGCGCTTGATGGTGGGCGCCTGTGTCCAGTCCACCATATCAACCATCGCATTGATGATGCGCTTGGCAATGGCGGAATCGGTATAGGGTGTTCGTGCAGTAGGCATAGAGTTCCTCCCCGGCTTACGCGCGAGGAACCATCAGTAGCTTTGCCAACTCACGCGCAGGATTGGCGGACTTTTTGGCAGCTTGAATCTGGGCATCCAGGCTGCTTGCCTGGGCCGGATTCATGGTGCCGCCCACAAACTGGCGGGGCATGGCGGGACTACGCTGGTCGTCGCGCGACTTGCCGGAATCGTTAGTCTGTTCCTTCGACAATTTCACGGCTAACTTCACGGCTTCCTTGTAATTCTCCATCTCGGCCAACTTGTCGTAGGCGGAAGCTGGCAGGTCATGTGTCTCAATCAGAAGCCGGATGTCCATGTCGCGCTGCTGCATCATGCGCTGGAGTTCCTCCTGCTCTTGGCGCTCACGCTCCAACTGTGCGAGCTTGGCTTCGGCGCGCCGCAAGGCCAACTGTTGCTTCTCGTCGTCGTCCAACCCGCGCTCCTCCAGGGCTTGTACCTGTTGGGCGAGTTGGGCGATCTGGTTATCCTTAGCGAGGGCAAGCTGGCGGGCCTCTTCAATCTTGCGCTGCCAACCGGCTTGCAACTTGCGGAAGTTTTCGTCCTCGAACAGATTGCGGGACTCGTTGCCTGTCCGCTCTGGCTCTCCCTGTTCGGGGCCATTCGGGGCAAATTCGTCTGACATCAGAGATTCTCCTTGTGGTGTATGCACAACAAACGCTACATCCAGAGTAGCAACACAAATCAGAATCGCAACATAAAACAAAGGGCCAACCTTTCGGTTGGCCCAAGATCGAGACTGTCAATCCCCCATTGGGGGTATATTTGGGGGTATATTTGGGGGTAGATGGGGGTAGATGGGGGTAGATAGTCGCAGTTCCTAGTTGTAGTTATTGCGCCAGCGCCGCAGCTTTTCCGGGCCGATGTCGGGCGCATTGCGCTGGGCGGCGTAGTCTTGCTGCATGGGCCGCCAGGCTTGCAGTCGACCAAGCTCCGGCCACAGGCGGCGATCCATGTAGCGCGGGTCAATGCGCACGTTCACTCGCCCAGGGGTGCCACCGCCACCACCGCCGCCACCGCCATAGCCGCCACGATAGCCGCCGCCACCGCCATAGCTTCCATACCCGCGCCCGTAGCCGCTGGTGCTGCGGTTGGTGGCGACTGCTACTTGGTCTTCCAGGTTGCCATACCACCAATCAAAGAAGTCGGACAGTTGCGGGTTCTGATCAAAGTAGGCAGCCTTTGCCCCCTTGTCCCAGCCCCGCTTGTAATTGGCGACCACGTTCCAGATGTCTGCACCAAACAACTCCTGCGCCTGCTCGTAGTCTGCGCCAAAGTTGTAGGAGAACGTTGTCTCGTCCTCGCCGCCTCCCTCGTCCCCGCCAGGTCGCCCATACAGCCACGCGTTGATCTCAAACGCTTCCGGGTGCAGGTCATAGTAGGCCGACCGCGCCGCACGCGCCTGACTGGTATCAGACCATGCGGGCGTGCGCGCCCACACCATGACCGCCTCTTGTCCATAGGTGGACACCAAGTAGTCATACTGTGGCGCGTTCCACACCGCCAGCGAGACGGCGCGCAGTTGCGGGTGCTGTGCCTTAAATTCCGCCCGTGCTGTGCCTTTGGGCAGCGCAAGGTAGGAATCGTACAGGCTTGCCGTCTCCGGCCCAAATCGGGCGCCCACGTCAGCACGGCGGGCCTGCCACTCCGCTTCGTTGGCCTGGCCCTGGGCAAACTTGGGGTCGCGCATGGCGTACTCCATCGCGATCCCCTGGTTGCCCCCTGCGGCGGGCGGGGTCGGCGCGGCCGGCGGCTGTGCCATCCGCCCCAAGGGAGATTGCGCAGCGGGCGTGACTGCCTGCTGGGGCTGGCGCATGGCGTCCGGCGTGTAGCCCAACATGCTGGTGAACTGGCGCGGCGCATCATTGCCCACGGGCCGGTTCCACGCGGGCGGTTGCCCCGGCACGCCGCCCATGGGCTGCATGTCGCTCCCCATCGGCCGCGGCCCCTGATACTGCCCCGGCAGCGGCGGTTGCGCCTCCGCTTGCTGGGCGGGCATGGGGTAGGTGGATTGCTCGCCAAGCTCCTTGTACCATTCCTGGTAGGCCTTGATGTACATCCACTTGTCCGGGTTGCTGCGAATCCACCGGCGCCCGATGTCGTCACTCTGGTCGTAGGCTGCGTTCAATTCGATGCGCCACTGGAACGTTTCCTCCGGCAGCCAGGTCATCACCGCAGCGTAGTCCTTGCCATAGTCGCGCGGGAAGTAGCCCAGCTTGGCAATGGCGGCCTCGGTCGCAGGATCAGACGCTTTGGGGCGCCCGTTGTACCACAGGCGAATCTTCTCGAAGTCCGGGTTCTCCTGCTGGTACTTGTTGCGCGCCGTGTAGTAGGCCTCCATCTCCTGTTCGGTGGCGTCTCCCCCTGGGTATTCGGGAGCGCCGGAGTAGACCATGTACCAGTCATCCCCGAACAAACGCACGGCCGCATTGTACTCGTCCGGGTGGTAGGCAGCTTCCACGGCGGCGCCCACTAACGGGTTGGCCGCCTTGAACTCCGCCTTCTTCGCGTCGTCGTCGATGGCGTTGTAGGCAATGAACAGGTCAAGCCCCTTTTGCCCTGTCGCCAGCTTCACGTCGTCGTTGCGCCGCGCCCACTGTGCATCCTTGTATTCTCCCGCCAAGGCCATGCGCTCCGACCACTGGTACTCAAGCTCGGATGCGTAGCGGTTCTCATAGCGCCGCACCAGGTCAGACGTATACTGACCGGCCACCATGCCCCGCGCCTCGCCTGTTACGTTGTCGGGCGGGCCGCCCTTGCCTGCCAGGGCGCGCAGCTGCGCGTCAATGGCGAGGATGCGCTTCTTGTTCCAGTCGGCCATCTCCGCATAGTAGAGGCGCTTCTCCTCCGGCGTGGACTCCTCCCCAGGGAACTGCGGTTTGCCCTCCGGCTCATGGCGCAGGATGGCTTCCACTTGGCGCTGCGCCTGCTCCCGCGGGCTAAGTCCATAGGCGCTGGGGTCGCGGCTCTCCAGGGCGTACTTCTCGTTGATGGCGTCTAGCTCCGGCTGGAACTGGTCTTTGACGGCCCGCACTTCCTTGGCGGATGCGTTGGGGTTGGCCCGCAACAGGGCGTCCACCGCCTCGGCTTGGCGGGCGTAGACTGCCTGCTGCTCCTCATAGCGGCGGCTGCGCTGTGCCGACTGGCCCGGCGCGTCTCCCTCCTCCGTGCGCGTCCACCATGCCGACAACATGGGGTTGGCGGCGATGTGGGCGTTGAGTGCGGCGCGGCTGCCCATCGGGTTCGCCGGATACGCCAGCGTGCGGTAGTCGTTGGAGATGGCGCGCAGGTCACGATCCGCCGGCGCGTAGCGGTAGGCTGGCACGCCGGTCGCAAAGGAAATGCCGCGACTCATCAGCCGTTCTTGGGCAGCCCGGCGCACCGCTTCGGCGGCGAGGTTCTGGGCAGCGTTGAGATCACCACCCTTGATACCGTTGGCGATGGGCAGCCCGCGCGCCTGGTTGTTGATGATCTGCTGGGCGTCCTGCACCACGGTCGGGTCAATGCCGCGTTCTTGGCCGATGACGGCGGCGGTTGTGCGTGCGCGCCACGGGTCAAACTCGGCAACCTTGATCGGGTTCATGGCCTGGTCGGTGCGTCCCATCTCGCCCGTGATGGCTTGGCGTACCGACTGCGGCGGGATGGGCAGGAAGTCATTGAGCGTAGCATAGCCATCCAGCTTGCCGTCTCGCGCCAGGTCATACATCACCTGCTGCATGGGGCCAAGCCCAAGGCTGAACTTCTGCACGTTCTTCACCCACAGGTCAAGCCCCTCGGCGCCCTCGGTCTCAATGAACGGGTTGACGCTCATGTACATCATGCCGGGGATCACCACGTCAAGCAGCGTGTCCCCCCCCATCCGCCAGTTTGTGTTAGGCATGGGCGCAGTCCCCTCGAACTTCTGGGGCATCTGCTCCCGTTCATTCTCACGGCGGATGGCGTCCTTGATCTCATAGGCCCGCTTGACCAAGCCAGGTTTCTGCAAGGCGGCCATCAGCGCGCGGCTGGGCATCCGGCTCCAGAAGTAGTGATAGGGGAACAGTAGGGCCATCGTGGTGTCAAAGTTGCGCCGGTCGCCAAAGTCCAGCATGGTATGGTTGCCCATCTCATCCCCGATGCGCCGGGCAACTTCCAGGCTTTTCCCATACTCGCCTTGCACCTTGGGCGCCATATCCATCAGGGCCATGCGCTGCGCCCGGTTCATGGTGTTGGGGCGCGGCATGGTCAGGCGCGGCAGGTCATCCAGGATGCGCCGTTCCAGCACGTCCAGGTTGTTGATGGAGTGATAGGCCAGATCGCCCATCTGCGGGGCCGCCACTTGGCGGGTGCGGCGCCCATCCCCCAGCAGCCCCGACATGGCGCGGGCAAACGGCTTCCACCCCTGCGTCAGTTTTTCCATGATGGCAGGGTCAATGCCCGTCAGCCCCAGCCCGCCATGCAGCGCCGTCAGGTTGTCGTCCAACTTCGTCGTGGGCGCGGGCGGGGTGTCCACAATACCATCATACATCGCTTCTGCGCGCGCCGCCACCAAATCTTCCGTAGCCTCCACCACCGACTCGTCTGCGGATGCGCGCGCCGCCTGAACCAGGGGACTAGACTCCACCGCCGCCGCGACATAGGCGTCACGGTCGTACATCCGCGGCCCCCCGACTTCCTCCGGGGTCTCGTCGCGGATACCTTCCACAATGTCCAGCACGCTGTTGCGATCAGACTTCCGCAGCGCGTCAATCTCCGCATCGTTAAAGCCAGCGGCGCGCAACTCATCCTCAACCGAGGCGACGATCTCACTCGCGCTCATCTTGGCGAATGACTTGGACTTGGCAATGATGGTTTCCGGCGTTGCGGCAGGTGCGGCAGGGGTCGGCGCAATCGGGCCACGCGGCTCAGGATCGGGAGGCAGGTCGGCAGGCGGGGGCAGGTCATCCGCACCACGGACGCGCGGCATGGGTGCGCCGATGGGCGAGAAAGTGTAATCGCCCTGCACCGTGGATGTCATGCCGTGTTGACGCGCCCATGCTGCGCGGGCCACCTGGCGGATCACGTCGTCGGCTTCGGCTTCCACCTGGGGCATGATGCGGGCGTAGTCGTCCACCACTTGTTGGGGGGCAGTCCACGGGGTAGTCCCATCCCCTGGCGTGAAGTCCTCTACCACATCGCCGTTGTCCACGTTCTCGGCGGCCCACTTCCCCTCAGTGTTGCCCGGCCCGCGCAACCGCCATTGTGTGCCGCTGCCCGGTTCCGTCCACGTCAAATGCTGGCCGACTTCATTGGCAAGCCCGTTCATGACGACGTGGTAGACCAGCCCCTTGTGATAGAGGGATTGCTCATCAAAGGCATCGGCCCAAATCTTGCTCGTTTGCCGATAGAAGTCAGGCCAACTCATGGCGCCCGTCAATGCCTGTTGGCGCAGCAGATCGGTGGCTTTGGCCGCGGCAGCGCCGATGCGTTCTGTCTGCAACATGGCGGCCGCCATGCGGTCATAGCTCTCCAGCGAGGGATAGCGCCGGAATGCCTCAAAGACTTCGGCCAGGCTGTTCTCCGTCATGCGCCGACTGTAGAACAACATCTCGTCAAAAATGTCGTCGGCTACCTTGCTGCCTGCGCCAAGCACCTGCGCGCGCAGTTCCTGGAGCTTGTCTTTGTCGAATTGGATGTAGCGTTCCAGCACGTCGCCCCAACGGTGCTTTGGTTTGTACGCATTGCCCGCGCTTGCATCCATGAGCGCGCTGCGGTACTTGGTGCTGGTCTCGCCAAAAGATACGGCCATGTCGCCGTAGGCCTTGCGCACCTGGTCAAAATAGGCGGGCCATTCCAGACCACCCGCGCGTGCGGTGCGGCGCGCCTCGTCCACCATCTTGCGCGCGTCGGCACGGGCGGCGTAGATGTCGAACCAGTAATCAATGGCGACGTTCCAGGTCGCGGGCGTGTTGGGCGCGGCCTTGAGTTCCCCGGCCAGGCTGGTGGTGGCTTGGCTCAGAGCGTCGTGCCAAGCCTTGGCTGCTTGTGCGTTCTGCGCTTTCACTTCAGGGGTCAAGGTGCCAGCGCGCTTGGCGGCTACATCCAACTCACTCGCCAACCACACGGCCTCATCCGCCCCTTCGTCCAGCATGGACTCATAGGTTCCGGGCTGGGGCGGCGCGTCCGACATCACATCAGACCAATGGGTGCGGGCGTCCTGGAATACCTGCTTGATGCGGGGTGCAAGATTGCCCAGCGTGTCCGGCACAGCCTCGGCCAGCAGCTCGTTGAGCTTGGCGTACTGTTCGAGAGGGAGAATCTCATCGTTCACGCCCAGGTCGCGCAGCACGTTGGGCATGGTGTCACTGGTCGCCAGCTTGCGCATGGCTTGGGCGATGGCCTCACCGTTGCCTTCCATCCCGGCCCGCACCACCTCACGCTGCACCACGCGCGCCGTGTCCGGGTCAATGCCCATGCGCTCGGCCATCTCGCCCACCATCGTTACCACGCGCCCGGTGAAGTCCTGCTCCAGCGCGCGGCGGAACGGCACATACCATGCCCGTGCGTAGAATGCCTGTTCGCCTACGGGGATGGCGGCGCTCCCCAACGGAATTTCAGTCTTGCCATAGGGGATGCTGTATGCCGTATTCATAGCGCGGGTGACGGGGTTGTCGGCGGTGCCGGTCAGCCGCTTGGCAATCCAGCCGATGGCCCCGCTGCTTGTGCCTACTTCCCCCCCTGCACCCTTGGCGGCTTGGCTCATTTCCAGGCCCGTGTCGGCGGTGAACAGGCGCGAGTTAGGCACCACGCCGCCGAACTTGCCGGCCACATCCCTCACAATGTCATCAAACTTGGTGAGCGTGTAGGCGTTGTTGGAGACCAGCATGTAGGTGGCAGACATGGCGTTGCGAATCCAGTTGCCTGGGCGCAAGGCCAACCACAGATCAGACATGACGGCGCGCTGGATGTCCACCGGCAGGGAGATGTAGTCCATGACCCCCTTGCCTTCGGTGTCTCCCATCTGCTTGCGTAGCGTGTCGGCGTTCTTCTGCGCGTCGAGGATGGGCATTGCATCCCCTTGGCGAATCACCTTGTCGTCTGCATCCAAGAACACCAGGCGCCCGCTGGTGTTGTCAATGCGTTGCACATCAATCTTGGCAATGCCCGCCAGGTTGACGGCTGGCCCCTTCGCCCCGTTCAGTTTCAGACTGGCGTTGTAGAGGCTGGTGTACAACTCGGCATAAAAGCGCGTAGGGTTGTCTAACGGACCATCCCCCTTGAGGCTGGGCAGGTTCACGATCTCCTCACGCACGGCAGCCATGATGGGGAGACGGCGCGCAAACTGGTTGTTGCCCACCAGGTTTGGGTCCCACCGCACCAGCCCATCACCGCCGCGCACGAGGTCAAGCGCTTGCCCGCTGAGTTTCACGCCGTCAACCAACCGGCGTGGGTCGGTGGCAAGCGCGTCCAGCACGGCGCGGATGTCGGCCTTGTCTGTGCCTAGGCTGCGCGTCAACGACACAAGACCGCCCCACAATGCCTCTGTGTCTTGGGCAGCCCGGCTGTTGGGCGTGCGGGCAAAGAATCCCACCCCCTCACTGATGCGCTCGCCCGTCCCCATCCACGGCTGGGTCAGTTCCCGGTAGTAGGCGCTGGCGTCGGTGGCGCCGCTGGTGAGCTTGTTGATCAGCCCCTTTTGCTGGCTAACGGCGGTGGATAGATTGCGCTGGATTTGTTCAGGCACCAGACTAAGGGCGTCCGTGACCTTGCCAACCGCACGCGCTTCCGGGGTCAGGCGCAGCAGTTTCAGCACAGCACCGGCTCCGTCAAAGATGGGGTCAGGCGAGAGGATGCCCCAGGCAAGCTCGGCAACAATGTTCATGTTGTCGTCAACCATCTGCACCGGCGTCATCTCGCGGATCCGCTTTGCCTCTGCCATCTGCTGCGCTGCCAGGTACGGGTCAACCTGGAGGATTGCTTGGGCTGATTCCTCCAACTGTGCGGCGCGCTGGGTTTGCGTCGGCATGTCTGACAGTGTGCGCAGCACGGCATCCGGGCCGGAGAACTCGTTGATCAGCGCAAGTTTGGCGGCGGGGTAGCCCTTGGATTCCAACTCCTCGGCCAACTGGCGCCCCTGGTCATACTTGCCCAACGTGACCGCAAACGGATTCTCGGCGGGCGTCTTGGGCTTAAACGTCGTGCTGACCTGGAGCTTGTCTCCTTGTGCTGCGTTGGGCAGATAGAGACCGGGCGCATCTACGCCGCGCATGGTGTTGCCCAGGGCGGCCACCATCTGCGCAACGGAATAGCCGACCACGGGAAGCTGGGTGCCGTAGACCGTGCGGAACGGATGATCAATCTGATAGAGCGCGCCCCACGCATTTGCCCCGGCACGGCCCAACCAATCCGCGGGCGGCTCGCTACCCATCTCCAGCTTGCCCGCGGCGGACTGCTCATCTGCGCCGGGCGGGTAGACCATGCGCGCATCGGCGCCCAGCGTGCGGCTGTAGATGGCGTCGCGTAGCTGCTGCTGCCCTGGGGTTTGGCGCACTTGGCTTTCGGGCATGTAATAGCCCGGCACGCTGGACGGCCGCGGCTGCACGGGTTCTGTGCCTTGGCCCGGCTGCTGCTCCATGCGCCGCTGCCATGCGTCCTGTTCCTGTTGGCGTTGCCGGTCGCGGATCTCCTGGCTCGACTGCTGTGCATACTGGAACCACGGCTGATCAGCGTACCAATCCCACGCCCGCTTGCCCGTGTCGCGCAGCTCATCCCATGATGGGAGAGTGGCGCCCAAGGCCTGCGCCTGCTGGTCAATGCCCAACATCTCCCCGCGCCGCATATGCTCGGCTGGGCCAGCATCCACTTCCTGAGACCGTGCGTTGATACCGCGCCATCGGTCGGGGATGACCTGCGGCTGGGGCTGCATGGGGGTGGGCAGATCAAGGGGCTGATCAAACGTGCGTCTGCTGCCAAGTGACGGTACGCCGGTATCCACACGCGGCGAGGTGAGGCCGACGCTCGGCCCGGTGTAGTTGCTTTGCGTCGGCTCGTCACGGTCATCTTGGGCCAGCATGGACGGGGCATTGCCCCAGGTTGGCGGGGTGTCCCGCTGCTGGTCGCGCCATGTGCGCAGCCGATCTAGGATGTCGCTACGGCTAGGCTGTGGCTGGGGGCCACGCACTTCTTGGGCGGCCAGGGGACGCGCTTGTCCTTGGCCTTCTTCTTGTCCTTGGCCTTGTCCTTGGCCTCCTCCTTGGGCGGCTTCTTTGGACTCTTTCCACGCGCGTAGGCGCTCGATAATTCCACCACTGTTGTTACCTCCATCGTCGTGTTCAATGCGGTCAAAGCGTGCCATTGTTTATCTCCACAGGTCGTACGGAGCGATACCCTGTTGGCGATACTTGTCTACGTCCCACGGGAATATCTCGCGGCGCGGCGGCTGATAGAGGGGAGCTTGGTCTTGCATCTCTGCACCACGCCAGCGGGGGCGGCGGTAGAGTGTTTCCTGGTCTTGCATCTCTGCACCTTCCCACGGGCGCATGGGCGGCGGTGGCTCCATCTGCGCAGGAATGGGTAGATATGTTTTTTTTTGCATCTCTGCACCACGCCAGCGGGGGCGGCGGTAGAGTGTTTCCTGGTCTTGCATCTCTGCACCTTCCCACGGGCGCATGGGCGGCGGTGGCTCCATCTGCGCAGGAATGGGTAGATATGTTTTT